AGGTACTGTTATATATATCCTACCTTTTGGTTTAAGAATCCTATAGAACTCATTAAACTGACTAAAGAAGAATTTGTAGTCACCTTGTTGTCCTGTGTGTTCCAGAACTTCATAAGCATGAATCTCATCAAACTCTTCATCTTGAAAAGGATAAGGAACCTGTTCCAGATCCCATACTACATGTGCTTTACTATTTGGATCTATATCTAATCCTATTACATTCTCGAACTCAGGTTTCTCGTCTGTAAGCCAGACTTTCTTATCTAGATTGTTACCACAACCTATAAGTAGTTCTCTCATGAACTCCTCACTAAAAAACGTAGGGAGAGATCTTTTGAACCTCTCCCTACTCAGGGTTGTACTACCTAAAGATTGTTATTATTAGATACCAGGACTACCAAAAATACCACGAGGATCAGTCCAACCGAAGGAATAACGAGCAGTGGCCTTGAACTTAGCGTTCTCGGTATCAAAGTCATTATCCATATCGAAGGAATCAGCACGACGTTCAAAGTGCTTCAGACCTTCAGGAGCATCGTTAATCACTATCAGTTAGATAGTGATTAACTACAATCTCAGGAACCATACCCATAGTCTTGAGAGCGTTTGGATCATTTAGATCCGTACCAACACGCCCATCAGATTTGAGAATACGAGTAGCTTCAAACATGAGAGTAGTTGGGATGACTAGCTTGGTTGGACGTACAGCAATGCGTAGACCACGATCATTCCGGAAATCGGCAATATCAATATGTGCTTGCTCAAGAGCGGCTTCGGAAAGATCCGCAGCGGTGGCAAGTTCATTACGCCAAGTTCCACCTGCCACATTAACGTGCACAGTAGAGCAAAGCTCTAGACCATCACCACCAGCATAAGCAGCAGTAAAGGCACGATTAAGAACGTTAGCAGCAATGACTTCCTTGGTTTGACGCATACTAAAGGCAAGACCCTTAGCTTTACGAGAACCCACTACATCATACTGATCATCATCGAACGCTTCGCGAGTAACGATGAAACCTAGACCGTAAGTTACGTGAGTGTAACGAGTTGTAAAACCTTGCTTCTCAGAATCGTAAGAGATTCCAGCACCTTCGGGTTTAACAACCGCTAGACCAAACCCACTAAGACCTACATCCTCTTCATAAGCCTTGCTAGACTTATGGGTAGGAAAGATTTTGTTCCACTCAGTGGGGAACTCACTATAAGCCTTACCATACCAAGCATTAACACCGGGCCATAGGGCTTTTGCAAACGTTGAACTAGAAGTGATAGCCATTTATTATTCTCCCCTATTAAATGCCAGTTACACTGTAAACTTGTGACGCATTAATGCGAACAAGTACTTTCTGATTGGTATCAGAAGGATTATCTGGCCTGTTGGCAATATCTACAATCCGCCAAGGGAAGGTAGTGGTTGTTGCAACGTTCGCTTCATCAAGATAGGATGCAGAAACACCAGTAACAGTATTAGTTGCTGCAAGAATCATGGGTGAGTTTTGATTTAGCGAAGCAGCAGCAAACGTAGTAGTGACAGAAGTCTGAGCTTCAAAAAGAACATCAATATCGTCAACTACACGAATCGCGACTACTTTACCAGTACCAGAAGCAGGTACATAAACAGGAAGATCTAGGTTAGGACTACGACCATTAGATAGACCTGGGGCAGTAATTTCTAGTCCAACAGCAACACCTGCGATTGAAGTATTAGTTGCCGTTGCGCGTGTAATTTCTTTTAGAGACGTTTCACCATAAGTTAGAGCACCACCAGTCATAACGACTGGATCACCCCAACCAATAGCAGTTGTGCAGTTGGTAGCGACTGCATAAACATTTGCCTGTCCCATCCAAGGACTACCATTCATATACTTGACAGGACGAAAACCTAGTGCGCTAGGATTAGCCATACGAGAACCTCCTTAAAAACATTGTTATTTTAGGCTCTCGTAATAGATCTTAGGCGATTTGTAACTTACCGTAATCACTATTCTTTTGAGCCTCAGCCTTCATTGAGTCTTCCAACTCTTTAATCCGTGCAGCCTTAGCATCCTGATCTTCCTTGTACCATTCCTTACGTTGTTTCATTACGTAAGCATACAGGGGAGAACCATCTTGCTTAACACCCACAGAAACCTTTACAGGAGAACCTTCAGCAGTTGGAATAGCAACCCGCTTATCTCCAACTTGAATATTCTTATCCATTACAATTTCATATCCGAGTTCTTGAAACTCCTGAATACGATCTCCTACATCATTTACCACACGATACTCAGAGTCAGGGTCTTTACCCTTCACATTCAGGACATTTCTCGTACCGTTAATAGGTGCCCTTCGTACTCGCTCTGCTTTCATAGTCCTGCTCCTCTCTTGAGTTTAATTTCTTCTTTATACTGTTTCTCTGTTAAAACTCCTTGACGCACTAAATTACGCATAACCCGTTGTTCGTCGTCAGTTAGAGAAAAGTCATCTTCTCGTGTCGGCTTGGATCGACTTCCACCATCTACAGGTGCTGGCTTGCTACGGTTAGGGTTAGTAAATTTTTCAGGAAAGACTTTACGAATCCTTCCTTCAACATATTTAAGAACATCTTCTGGTGCCATGTCAGGATGAGCATTTGCATAAGCTAAACCAACTTGATCTGCTGTAGAGCGCATCTCTGTATCTTGTGCATACCATGTATTCTTTTCTACCCACTGTAGAAATCTTGGATCTGGCGCTTGCGGAGCAGGAGTAGCTTGTCGAACCTTCTCAGCAGCCTTCATATCTGTCATCTGCTCAGTCAGTTCTGTTACCTTGTCCGCATCACCTTCTGTAAGAGCATTCTTATATTGAACCTTTAGATCGTCAAAGGCTTTCTTGTACGATGCTTCAGCGACTTTTGCATGGTGTCCCTGAAGATCCCGTAAAGCCCTACGGATTTCTTTTAGCTCTTTACTTTGATGTTCGATCTTATCGAAGAGAGGCTTACGACGCACATATTCTTTAGCGTCGATAAACTCAGTCTCGTCACCATCCCACTCTTCTTTGGGCCTCCAGCCCATGTCAAGTGCTTTTTGTTCAATATCAGAAAGTTCTTTTACTTCTTCTTTTACTTCTGGTTCAGCTTCTGGAGCCGCAACTTCTTTAAGTTGTTCTTCAGCCATTTTGAATTACTCCAATGATGTCTTCATCGTTTAAAATAATGTGCTCTTCATCTTTAAGAATTGCTCCAGCATACTTAGCGTAATAAACTCTTACACCTGGAACGATACCTTCAGCTTCCGCTGTACTATGATAATCCTTGAAACAGGTTGAACCTACTTCAACTACTACTCCAGTAACTGTTGCAGCTTTTTCTTGTCGCTCGTTCCTTGCTAGAATGATTCCACTATCTGTCTTTTCTTCTAGAGCATCGGGCTTTACTACGATACGATGGGTAACTGGTTTAATCTTCATTCCAGATCTCCATAACCAATATTGAGCATGTCAGTAAGGGCTATGCAGTAACCACTATTCTTAGCATCGTTATAAGCGTCTTGTCCTGCATTGTTCATCAAGTAATCTTTAATGTCTTCTCGACGTTTAGCTAATTGAGTAAATACAGCTTCAGTAACGACATTACTTATCCAATCATGGAATTCTTCTGCACTGATCTCGCGCATTTTAACTCCTTTCTAAAGGGACTAACTATTTTAATAGGGTATTATTATACCACGAAAATTTTAACTTGTCAAGTATTATTTTATTTCGTTGCAGGTTTCTTCTCTGTTTTTGCTTTAGGTTGTTGTTTTGCTTGCTCTTTTTGCATTTTCATTTGTTGCTCGGTTTGTTGCATTTTTTGGGTATGTTGAGCGTCAGAGAGTTGCATTTGGTTCTGCGCTTTCTGAGAATCCATGAATACTTGTTGCTGTTGTTTCTTCATATCCAGTTGCATCTTCATTGCTTCAAATTGTAGTTTGATGTCATTGGATTGTTTCTCAAACTGCATCTTAAGCATTTGTTCTTGTGCTTTGAGTTTAGCCTTAAGCTGCTCAATTTCCATCTTCTGTTGAGATTCTACTTGTTTCATCTGCATCTCAGCCTGCATCTTCTGCTGTTCAGGATCTGCCTTTGGCTGTGGTTGCATCATGAGACGTTCTGGATCGGGAATCTCCATAGACTCTAGAGCACGCTTGGTAGCTTCCATTGGATTGATTGTACCTAATGCAATCATCTGTAGGACACCCTGAGCTTGAGTAGCTTTTTCATTTTTACTGGAAGCCATCGGATCAGCAGCAGGAATGATATCGTTCTCTGGTCCAGCAAAGTCCTGAGCAGACATAGGTTCATCCAATACATCTACTACTGCTTGTGGATCTACATAGATCTTATTAAGTGCGTAGAGCTTCTGGAACTCTTTCTTCATACTGCGATACACACGCTTATAGATTGCGGTAAATAGCTTCATTCCCTGCTCTACAGTTTCTTTGGTTGTATAAGCAGGTGTGTTCTGTCCCGGCATCTTACCCACAAAGATCTCTGCTACAGAAGCCAGTTCCTTACCCGATTGAACAAGCATACCTAATAGTTGGAATAGAACAGGAGAAGGATCTTTAGTCGGTAGTGGCAGGATCTGCTTACGCATATCATCTGCAGTACTATTGACTGCTTTCCACTCTCCAGGTTGGAATCGTGTTTCAGCCATCTTGATCCTGAGTCCCTTCCCAATAAATCCACCTTGTAGATTATTGAGAGTACCAGAATCAATAAGTTGGTTAATTAGCGTGTCTACGGAATCATTAATAGATCCAAGTAATCGACCAAACCCAATAGAATAACCACTACCATCAGGATTAGGAATACAGGAATACTTGGTGTAGTACTTGATTGGTTTGATGGAGGAGATTTCCCCTTCATCATTGAGTTGTATGTGCTCCGGTGTGTAACTAGGGGTAATTCGCAGGACTTTTTCTGACGACTTTTCAACGGTAAAACAGTATGGTTCGGCATATCCATCTCCATCTAGATCCCAATAACCGTGTTGTTCTAGAATACAGTAAGGTGTAGTTGAGTCTTGTTCCGTTGGGATCTTAGCTCCACCGATGACATTGTGATCACGAGAGGACTCATCTACTTCTGGATCAGGAAGTTCAGCATCAATATAGAGTCCATTACGGATGTGCTCTTCTACTTCTCGTTTTGACTTCCAAAGAATCTCAGTGAGACGTTCTGCATCGTCAACATCTGTAGACCAGTAATTGACTACCAGATCTTCAGGAAGAACTAACTTAGATATATTACGTTTCTTGATTGGACAGAAATATGTCTTTTTATAACATAGTCCAACAATAGGAAGAATAACCAATAGACGATCCATATCGTCTTCCCATTCTTCCATCTCTTCCATGATCTGGTAAGTCATATATTTGCTTACGCGATTAGCACGAGCAAACTTCTGTCCGTCAGGATCTTGACCAACCACTTTGCATTGAACTACATTTCCATTACTAGGAACTAGAGATGGATAAGCACGAGCAGCGAACTGCATCGCTGCAGTAGAGATCAGAGGATACTTGACATTTGAAGCATTAGGCCACGGATAGGTTTTCTTTTGCGCTACTTGTAAAGCTTGCTCAGTCCAATGCTTGCAGTCTTTCTCCCAATCAGCACGGGAATTCTTATCAGCAGTAAATCCTTCACAAACAGACTTGCCGATCTCAATTAGAGTCTGCTCATCCAACTTCTCCGCAATATTGATTGAATCAATTAACTCGTAAAGATCAGCCATTTTATCTCCTAGTAACCACAGGTTGCATTCATACCTTGTTTATTCAATCCTGATTTTTCCAATTCATCTTCATATTCTTCTTGTTCTACTTCCTCTTTCGTTGGAGCTTCCACATACTTATCCATAGTCAGGCCAAGGTATGCCATTGCATCTACTTGGTCGTCATGCCTACCTCTAGGAAATTTCAGAAGTTCCTCTTCAAAGGTATCATACCATTCGCCATGTTTATCAAACTTGACTGCTCCAGCTTTCATACGTGCCTGAATAGATCTGGCACGCATTAACTTATCTGTTCTATGTGGATTTAGTTCCAAAATATTCATATACACGTTGGATTTGTGCATAGCTTCCCGCAGGAAGGGTCCAATGGCTTTAGTAATCTGCGTCTGTTCAATAGCCATCAGAACTGGATCATAGAGTTTCTGAACTTGAATCAGAGTATCTACGATCTGCCTACCATCCATACGATCTCTGATTACATTCTTGATCTGAAGATACCCATCAGGATCAATTCCACCAACAACAATGGCTGTATAGTCTGCTCTATCCTTTTCAGAGATAGCAGCATCTACAGCAACATAGTAATTCAGTCTTTGTTTCTTGTCTTCATCCCGAAGTGGGAGGAAATCAGCTTTTTTGAAGAAAGAAACAGACTCGTCAATAGGAATATTCAGATATTCCTGCGAATATACGTCAGGAATACCTTGACTTGTGTACTCTTCTCTAATCTTTTTTAAGTCTTCCGTAGAAAACTTCTCTTTCCACAGGAGATTAGTAAATAATGCGTCATGAGCACGATATTTTACTGCTGTCCAGAGGGTAGATTTCTTCTTTGTCCATGTTCTAAGAGCATCAAATACCGTCATTTTGTCATGTTCTTTGGGCATTAGACGCTCTAACATGCTATCCATGTGAAGGATAGTGCCTACATAGCGGACTCTTCCATCCAATGCCAGCGAAGGAAGTAAAGCACCATAGAACCATCTACGGAACTTCTCTCTTCTGTCCTTATTCATTACAATCTCATCGTTTTCCAAGTCATCTAACACGATAAGATCTGGTCGTTTGCCATTCCAGAGCAAACCCCGTAGCTTTTGTTCAGCACCTTTAGCAATAATACGGAATTGTGCTCCATCAGCAAACTCTACGATAACAT